GTCGTGGAGCAGTTCCGTGATCTCTCGATGGTGCGGACCAACCCCCGGTACGTCGTGAACATCATCAACTCGCTGACGATCGGCAGCCAGTACATCACCGTCACCGACCTCCTCAAGAACGACGCGGTCCTCACGGCGTGGGGCAACACGGTTATGGCGAGCGGCACGGACGGCGTCGCTGCGATCACCGCTGCGGACTATGGCGCGTCCTTCGACATGTTCGAGGACATCCCCGCCAACTTCGTCTTCAACCTCCCCGGCGTCGCAGACGTGTCCACGATCGTGTCCAAGATCTCTGGGACGAATGGTCGGCAGGACTCGATCATCGTCGCGGATACCGCTGAGAATCAGATCGCGACCATGGCTGGGGCGTCCCTGCCGACCACCTCCTACTCGGCGGTCTACTACCCGTGGATCTGGATCTCGGATCCATCCCCGGATGCAGTCCGTGGTGGGATCAAGAAGGTGCCGCCGGGTGCCTCGGTGGTGGGGATGATCGTCCGCACCGACAAGTCGCGCGGAGTCTTCAAGGCCCCGGCGGGAGTCAGTGCCACGCTGACTGGGGCGGTGGCTTCGGAGACCCGACTGACGAACGCGCAGTTGGATGCGCTGGCAGCCATGAACGTGAACGTCACTCGTCCGATCCCCGGCTCGGGGATCACCGCCATGGGTGCTCGTACGAGGGCCTTCGGCACCACCGACCAGTACATCTCGGTCCGGCGGACGATCAACTATGTGAAGCGGAGGGCATCTGATGTCAGCCGGTTCGCTCTCTTCGAGCCCAACACTCCCTCCCTCTGGGAGCAGTTGCGGGTGGTCAACGGTGCGTTCCTGTCGGAACTGTGGTCGGTTGGTGGCCTCTCTGGCCGGGACTTCTCACAGGCGTTCTACGTCAAGTGCGATGGCGAGAACAACTCTCCTGCCACCATCGCTGCTGGTGAGGTCCACATCGAGATTGGGATCGCACCCGCGTTCCCGGCAGAGTTCGTCATCATCCGCATCGGGCAGTTCGAGTCCGATGCTTCCACCGTCATCTCTGAGGAGATCTGATGCCCGGTACCGTTGCAGCCAACGCGGCGCTTCCGATCAATGGTCGGGAGAACCTCAACTCGGATCCGACTAGGAACTTCCGGTTCCTCGTTGAGTTCCAGCCCTACAACACGGATCACCCGATGATGGACAAGATGAACTTCGGGTTCACCTCTGTCGCGGGGCTGTCCATGGCGGTGGAGTCCATCCCCTACCGCGAGGGTGGGATGAACACGACCCTGCACCAGATCCCCGGTCAGGCGACGTTCTCCCCGATCACCCTCACCCGTGGGGTCCACCTCGGCAGCAGCGAGGCGTGGCGCTGGATGAAGCGACTCTTCACCGCCGTCGGTCCGACCACCGCCAGTGGGTTCGCGGCCTATCAGTTCCGCTCCTCGGTGACGATCCACGTCCTCCAGCACCCGGTGAACATGGGCAACGACACAGGTGTCGCTGCCAACGACACGCTGATGATGACGCGTAACGACCCGGTCGCCGCGTCCTTCCGGGCCTACAACTGCTGGATCTCGTCGCTGGCATACTCCGACCTGAACGCGGGCGACAACGCCATCATGGTCGAGCAGATGACGCTCGTTCATGAGGGCATCGACATGTACTGGGAGGGCACGATGGGCTCCCAGAGCGCCGCCCGTGACGCGAACGCCAACCCGTTCCTCCTCTAGAAAGAGCACCTATGTCAGTGGGACTCAACGATCCGAATGTCCAGCAGTTGATCGCAAGCGCCAACCGGGGCGAGGAAGCGGACGACCGAGATCCGGTCATCACTCCTCCCCCGGAAGGGGTGTTCCAACTCGCTGCTGGGTACATGCAGGATGACGGTCGCTGGGTCAAGGAGTTCGAGGTCCGTGAACTGACAGGTCGTGATGAGGAGGCGCTCGCCCGGATCGGGGACATCGGGCGGGGCATCATCGCGATGATGGATCGGACCCTCGTCCGGGTCGGCAACGACAAGGGCTCGCCAGATCGGATGAACAGTCTGATCGGTGGGGACTGGGACACCGTCCTGCTTGCTGTGCGGTCGGTGACCTTCGGTCCAGAGGTTGAACTCAGTCCGACCTGTACGTCGTGCAAGGCAACATACGACGTGACGATCAACATCCAGCACGACCTCTCAGTTCGCACTGCGAATCTGGAGGATCTGGCGTGGACCGTGAAGGGGAAGCGGCGCACCTACGAGGTGGCCCTGTACAGGGGTGACACTCAGCGCAAGGTCTTCGACCTGATGGCGGAGAACAAGTCCGTCGCTGTCATCAACACGGAGATCCTGCACGACAGCATCAAACGGATCGATGGGATGCCGGTGCTGGGCAGGGACGAGATCCGTGATCTCTCTGTTCTAGACCGGCGGGCCATTCTGGACTCGATCAACAACCACAGGGTGGGGCCAGACCTTCAGGGGGTGACGATCAAGTGCCCTACTTGCGGAAACGAGCAGCCCAACCCGCTCGATGCCGCCGCCCTGTTTCAATGGAACTAGGTACTCATTCGGAACACTGACTCTCCTGTATGACGCACTGGCTCGGAAGTACCCCGGCTGGACCCTGAACGAGATCAGGGACCTGACCGTTCGGGAGCGTGAGAACTGGCTTGAGATCTTGCGGTGGCGTTACTACAGGAAGTAGAGGTGAGTCATGGCTGAGGATCCGACCTTCAGCGGGTTCAGCAGTGGTGACTCTGCTCAGACCTTCGCCAAGGTCATCGCGCAGATCAAGTCGGACATGGCTGCGATCGAGCGCAGCGCGAAGAACATCGAGTCCAGCCTGAGCAAGGCGTCTCGGTCGAGGCTGGGTGGCGGCGGGGCATCCTTCGGTGCGGACAACGCTGGTGGCAACACCGGCTCTGCCAAGCCCACGATGTCCTCCTCGCTGGGTCAGATCTCCAGCCAACTCGGTGGGGCCAAAGGGATCGGCTACACCTCTGCGTTCGGTGCTGGGGCCCTCATGGGTGGCATCGGAGGTGGCGGAGCCATTGCTGGCGGGCTCGCCTTCGCTGGTCTGCCAGACCTCGTCATGCGTCCAGAGCGTGCTCTCAACATGGAGAACGCCAAGTTCGGCATGGCTCAGGGCACCGGAGACTTCGGCACCTTCCAGAACATGCTGGGTACCGCGAAGAACCGCTTCAACGTCCAGAACGAGCAGGCGTTCCTGAACACCATGGTCTACGGCGTTCAGCGTCAGGGCTTGGTAGGACGACTGGGTGGAGACGAGAAGCGAGCCGGAGCCCAGATCGGTGGCTACAGCACCATGGCTGCGCTGGCAGGGATCGACCAGAGCGCGGTCACCGGGATCATGCAGTCGATGGGCTCAGCCCAGACGTACTACTCCTCGATGGCGTCCGGGGTCCAGACACGGAATCCCGTGACCGGGGAGCCCATCGGTATCGAGGGCCAGACCAACCAGTACTGGGCGCGGGCAGGCGTCGCCGGTATGAGCGAGAAGGATGCCCTCAACCAGATCGGCATCAACTTCGGACAGGGCTCCACCGGATACCAAGAGATTCTGAACAACGTGCAGGGAGACACCAACGCCGCCGACACGATCGTGCAAGGGCTGCGACTCCGGGCTCAGCAAGGTGGGAAGCCCTTGAAGGAGGGCCAAGTCCAAGATCAGGCGAAGGAAGCGGGGGTCCTCGGCACAGAGCACACGCAGGGCAACGAAGGGGCCCGCGCCGTCGAGAGTGCGAAGACTGGCATGGGCGCGGAGTACCTCCTCGACGCGACGGCTGGTATCGAGGAAGCCACCAAGCACATCGAGAACGCGGTCAACCTGCTGACAGAACTAGAGGGTCCGCTTCGGACCATGGTGGGTGCGTACACGACCATGGCGAATCAGATGGACACCTTCAAGACGGAACTCCCCAGAGCCACCTCGGGGATCACCGACTTCTTCTCCGGGCTGCCGGGGTTCCTGATGGGGCTGTTGATGGGTGGTAAGGGAGGTCTCCTCAAGACCGGCGGCAGTCTCCTCCTCCGGGGAGGCGCAGCACTCGCCGGTACCGCCGCCGCTCCAGTCATAGGAGCCGGTGTCGCTGCTGGGGCAGCGGTGGCCGGTGTCGGTCTGGCCGGATCGTGGGCCGTCCACAAGTTCACCAACTACGACGAGAACAGGAAGGACGGATCCCAAGCGAACGAAGCCATCGCGCGGAATGCGGGTACGAACCAGCGTGCCTCTGGTTATGGGTCCTACGCCAAGGGCGACTGGTTCGTGGAGTCGGATCAGGATGCTCGCATCCACTACGGCGAGATGATCCTCCCGAATCGGGTCGCGGAAGGAGTCCGCAAGGAACTGTCCTTGGGCAAGACCAGCGGAAACAGGGCCACCGAGACGAAGAGCGACACGACCGTCAACATCTATCTGACCGTGCAGAAGGCGTCCGACCAAGAGGCGATGCAGTTCGCCACCAAGGTCAAGAAGATCATCGACGGGGATCGCGAACTGATGTCGATCGGCATGGGGAGGTTCGCAAGTGGCTACTCAGGCTAATGACAGCAGCGGTGGCGGAGCGTACGTCCCCAACACACCCGGCAGCGTTGGAGTCGATCTCTCTCAGCCCTCCTTGGGTACCAACTCGGGTAGCACCGATGCCAGTGGCAGTGGATCGACAGATGAGGTCCAGACCTTCAACATCGCTGACCTCAAGTTCAAGTTCAACCCACCCATCCACAAGGACGCGCGCTTCGTGGTCACGGACTTCGGGGAGGTCACGCCCTCCGCCTCGCAGAAGGCTACGGACGCGTTCTACAAGATGAAGAACACCTACTCGCCGGGATCCGCGAAGCGGGAGGGCGAGAAGGCCACCAAGTTCGAGGGCATGCGGTTGGGCCGGATCATCATGGATGACGTGGCTGTCTCCAAGGGAGTCATCGAGGAGGGAGTCCGCCATGGGTTCCGGTTCCTCTACAACCCGACGGAACTCCAAGGATCTCTGAACGTCGGTACGGACTTCATCCCTGACCAGCGCGCCACCAACACGGCGGTCCTTCAGCAGGGGATCGAGAACATGACCTTCGAGGTTCTGATCAACCGGATCCCCGATGTCATCAGCGGTGCTAAGGTATCGGACTCCCTCCCAGAGATCACGAAGGAAGACCTGAAGCGCCTCAAGGCGGAGGGGACGCACTACGACATCGACCATCTGTACCGCTGCGCCAACGGCATCCACGACACG